GGGTATCTCCATCCTATTATTGAATCTGTACTTGCGGTTATTGTAAGGGGCAGACCAGTTAGTGCAAAGTCAGTTACAGAATACTGAAAGGGTAGGGGTTCATCGTTGTAAATCAGTTGGTAGGCAAGATCGTACTTACCGTTTAAGACATCGAGAACTTCAAGATTAATAAGAGCCGGATACACGAAGGTTTTACCTTGCTTCCAAACTAAGTTACCAGAGGAGATTATTAAGTCTCCTTTACTTTCTGACTGGCTAACAAGTACCGAGGATGACCCGAGAGCACTTTCTCCCCAAGGTACAAACACATAACCAACTTCTTCGATGTAACCTGGACCAACATTCGACTCTGGTACTATATTGAAGAAGTCAATTTGATATGTTTCACTAATTGCAGGAAGACGACGGTAAATAGGTCTCCCACCTGGCACCCACTCGGTTGGTCGGGAGTGTAGGTTTTTAGCCTCAATATACTGAGGGGATAGCAAATTTAGTCGAGAGGTTCGTAAAGTTGTCTGAATTTCGGGGGTAACACCGCCATTGATGCCTGTAAGTTGCTGGCTCATAATCTCATGGTACCGCCAGAGTAATCAGGGGGGGTTTCTGTGTAAGGAGTACCAGAGTACCAGGACAGTTGAGGAGTCTCACCAATTGTTGAAGTATTTTCCCACACATAAACAAGTTGCTCTTGCGAGTTTGTAAATCTGCCCTTATTTTTTGGAATTATGGTTATTTGCCCAACACCAAGTTTAATAGCAGATATGTCGCGACCGAGTTGGGATAAAATTGTTTCTTCGCAGGTATATAAATCAACGTAACGAAGTAGGTTTCCTTGAAACTCTTCAATACGTGCAGTATTTACCACTGTGGTGTTAGTCCAGTTGACGATTGTATCTTCAGGAGTAAATGCAAGCATCACCCTGTATAAATTTCTTCCATCCTCGGAGAGAACTGTGTCTTCTGAATATTTTACGTAAGCAGGATCAAAGTAGGGGATATAATTTGAAGTTTCAAACTGGGTTGGTTGATACAGAGAGTCTCGTACAAAAATACCATTTTCGAGGTAAATATAAAATTCAAATAAGGGGTGGACATTACTTGTAGCTGTGTAAGAAATTACGCTTGAACCTTGTCGGAAGAATGTGCGATCTCCCCTAAAGAAGCGGAACATGCGTGTCGGAGTTATCTTTGTGGTACCCTGTAGATACAGTAAAAACTGTTCTTCCTGCGGAGGTTTATCAAGGTACAAGGGGAATATCAAACCTTGGTTTAACAAGTCTTGAGCATTTGTGCTTGTGGGTGTGAAGTACTTTGCAGCGATGTAGTAGCTTGCGGGTAACACACTATCTTCACGATACTCCAAATAAGTGAGAGCTGGAAAACGAGGATTATACTTGGCAATCGGCAACCCCCCATCTGCATTTTGAGCTAAAATTTCTTTTACAATGCCTTCCTCCACCAAGCTGTCAAAATAAACGCTGGTTGCTTGACCACTGGGTTCGTAGGTAAAAGAACTTACGACGTAAGCATACTTATTTACAACCCCTTTACGTATATCTACGTAGTTATAGTAAGGGTCAGCCACAGGATCAGGTCCAGACCCGACTTGAGGAGTGAATACCCAAGAGCCAGTTGAGTAAGAAGTACCAACATTTAGTTGTAAAGGTGTTACTGGGGCTCCGAGTTTGAAGGCAGCTAATGCGCCGGTGATATTGTTAGTAGCAGGCTCAAGAGTGAAGTTTTGACCTACAACCCAGACAAACGTTCCGGGACGCTTATTAACAGGTATCAGGGAAGTGGCGTCAGGGATAAACTGGTTATCACCCAATACATAGTCATACTCTATTATTTCAGGGTCGTAGATACCGCCTACGGTAGTTTCTTGATAAGCATTTCCAACAGTCCAAGAAGAGTATGACTTAGCTGTTGAAATTTTACCAAGTGTAATTAATTCGGCTACTTCTGCCTTAGTGGTAACTGTTATGTTTTCGTTTATTACGTGAAGTTGACCATCACCTCCTACTGAGAAATCCCAGTAGCAAACTTGACTTTGGAGAAAATTTCCAGGTAAAAGGGGAAGGATTTGTTGCAAAACTAAGTTGTTGTAGACAGTCTGGTCTTTTTTGTCTGCAGAGTAAGGTGTGAAGTTTGTTTGGACGGGATAAAAAACCGGAATCGGCAATGTTGTGGTTACCAAATCATCGACTTTGAGTATAGTTCCAGTGGGTTCAAAAGTGTAAACGTCGGTATATGTTGCGGCAGAGGGATCTAAAAGTGTAGGAGTATTGTAAGCAGCACTCACTGTAATATTTGGGTCAATAAACCGAGTTGAAACATCAAAAGTAGAGTAGAAAGCAGCGTTTACATCGCTCACTGTAGGGTCAACAGTACTCGGAAAAACTTGACCGGGTGTTAGAACCGAGAACAATCGGTCTCTGAAGTTTAAAGATGAGTCTTTAGTGTTTGAACCAAAACTACCATTTGCATCAACTTCAACTGTTAGGTTATACTGAACCTGACTTAGAGTTATAGGGTAGAGGTGGCCACGATTTTCTACTGGAACAGAGAAGTTAACTACGTTTTGACCGCGCTCAAGCTGAGCCTGGTTTAACTCAACTCCATCAGGACCAAGAACAAAGAAAGAAATTTGACCGTTGGGTTTTAGGTAGTCGGTAAGGTAGTTGTAAGTCCCTTGGTTTGGGCGGTTAGGTTGAACAGAAGTTTGAGTGCCAACTCCGTAAAAGTCAATGAAAAAGTTTTGCCAGTCTTCGGAACTTACCGGGTTTCTACGGCGAATAAGCGTGAAAAACCTTTCTTGAACTTCCTGGTAAGTTTCTACATCACTTCCGCCTTGAGCTGGTTGAGGGTTGGTAGCTGTTAAACCTTGAACATTGATTGCCCCGACGCCTGTAATTGAGTTTACAGGTGCGTTGTAAATACTGCCAACAAATTGAGAAGCTACGGTAACATTCGCAGTTGTCTCACCTGCAGGGATAGAAATCGCACTGTCTGTGACAAATGTGAATTCTTCAGCACCCGTTAAATTGGCGTTTGAAGTAAAAGTAGCGCCAATTGGAATATTAGTTACACTGTTGGAGGCAGGTACAGTTAGAACTAAACGAGCAACAGAGGGAGTGCCAAGACGACGCATTGCTCCCAAAAAGGGACCAAGCCACTCGATCAGTATGGACTGTGGAAGAAGATTCGCCCAGAATAAAAATTCTCCCTGAGCAAAGGCTTGTCCTTCTAACAGAGCTGCTAGAGGGTTACTTGCACTAAAGTCATTCAGTGTTTGCCCACTCGCTTCATAAACCTTTTGAGTAGCAGCTTGTACTAAAGCTGCCTCATTTCGGGGGTCTAAGTTAACAGAGGGCAGAGGGGAATAACGCACTTTATTTCACTGTTTCTTTTTAAGGTTTTACCCTGTTATAGAGGACAAACTATATCAGAATTACCACCACCGAGACTGTAGTTCATGCAAGTAGGGTCACCAGCGGAGTAGTAAACTCCGTTGTCAAGTTCTAAACTTTCAAAAAGATACTCAACCCACTGTTTTACAATATCTTTAGTAACTAAGTCTGCGGAATTTAATGCTTGGAATTTCTGATCGGCAGTACCTATAGTCAAGTTAAACTTGTCGTTAGAAGTGTAACTCTTTGGCGCATTGGCAGGAATGTTTACAGGATTACCTGGACTTGTTGAGAAACCAAAATCCCAAACCCCTGAAACCACCTTATTACCACTTATTGCACTACCACTTACGTAGACACCAGTAGGGTTTACGTCAGGTTGATTAGTTGTTATTGTTACATACGCCGAGTCAAGACCATTGGGGCCAGTCTGAACGAGCGAGTTTAAACCGAGTGGGTTATAATGCCAGTCTAAATCTTGACCATCAAAGTAGATTTGTTGAGCTCCGTTAAGCCATTGTGAAGTAACAATTACGCCGGAAGAAAACGTTGTCTTCATATATTTAGTCCCAAGGACGAGTACGGTCAGCTATGTATGGTTTTACCCTAGAAACAAAAAACCCCCGCCGAAGCGAGGGTCTTGACTTTCGAGAAAAGTTAAGAAATAAACCTTAGGTTCTCTCGAAATAATTTATGGTGAATTCAACCTCAATCTCCTGAACATCGGCGCTTTCGCGATCAACATCAGCAGTTGTGATTGAAACGAACTGACACTCATAACAGATGTATTGTCCACCACCGATCGCCTCGCCCTGGCCATCGCAAGAACGGGGAGTAACTGTAACCGTGATTGGTTGACAGTTATAGTCGAGCCAAAACTCTTCAAGAGGCTTGAAGATAGATGGGTCGTAAGGGGCAGTTAAAGTAACGTTATCTGCAGTACGAGGACCAACAACATGATAGATTCGGTTAC